GCTCTTCCGATCTGATGATGTTGAAAAAGCAGGTGAACACCTGATGTTTGATAAAGCATGGGATTACATTAAAAATATAAAATTAGATAATCCATTTCATGTCGAATGTATAGGTAAAAAAGCATCAGTTGAGTTTTTATCTAATTTAAATATAGCTATGGCGTTTTATGAACCATTAGAAGAATATGAAAAATGTGCTTTATTAAAAAATATTGAAAATAAAATTAAAGAATTTAAATTCGAACTTGGCAGCTAGATTTTTTGAACGTATGCTTAGATTACGGGTTTTGAAGAAATGATAAATAGGAAAAGAGAGAATGTGTGATGAATACCGGGGTTATAAATTAAAAAACAAATAAACATATGAGAAACAGAGAAGCAGTATTAAGGAAAATGGATAGTGTAGAGTCCAACTTAACTAAATTATCATTTACACTTAATCAAGGTGATCGTAACGGAAGTCATGAAATTATCGAAAATATCAGAGAACAAGTAGAACAATTAAAATTGTATATTGAATCTGAACCATTATCAGGAAGTGAATTAAATCAAGGTTAATCTTAAAAATAAAAGTTATGAAATTGACAGCTGAACAAATCCAGGATAACTGGATCCAATTTATAGGATATATTGATACCTATATTTCAGAACCTAGAGCATCTAAATTAAAGGAATTCTATGACAAGTATTCTGAACGAATCATTATGATGCCAGCGGCACATAAGAAAGAATATCATAACGCCTTCCCAGGTGGATACGTTGAGCATGTTAATCGTGTTATTGATGCTGCACTTAAAATTAATTCAGTGTGGGTTGAATTCGGAGTTGAACAAAATTATACTATTGAAGAATTAGTATTCTCAGCTATGAATCATGATTTAGGTAAAATGGGTGATGAAGAAAATGAATCATATATCCCTCAGACTGATCAATGGCGTAAAGATAAATTAGGTGAAGATTATACATTTAATACTAAACTTGAATTTATGTCAGTACCAGATAGAGGCTTATTTCTATTAAATTCACATGGTATTAGTTATACTAAAAACGAATGGTTAACTATCAGATTACATGATGGATTATATGATGAAGCAAATAAACCATATCTTTTATCTTGGGCTCCAGAAACTAAAGTTAGAACAGCATTAATACATATTGTACATCAGGCCGATTTTTTAGCTGCTAAAGTGGAGTTCGAACGCGAATGGTTTCCTAAATTTAAGAGTAACTTGGCTGGTACAGGGAAGGGTAGTACATTAACTAGCAATCAACCAACTAAAAAAGCTCCAATCAAAACAAAAGCATTAGGTAATATTCAAAGTGAAGGCCTAAAGAATGTAATGGATGGATTTTTTAACACTTAATTAACTAACAATTAAACTTAAAGGTTGTGATTAATTTCACGACCTTTTTTTATTTAAAACCATGGTAGCAACAATTATTATTTTATCAATTTTTGTATTAGTATTAGGATTTACTAGTTACAACTTACTTAAGAAAAACGAAAAATGTGAAGACATAATTAAATCATATGAAGATTATATGATCAATTTATCTACAACAATCTCAGAATCAGATGAAAAATTAAAAAAAGTCGATTCTAAAGGTACATTTGAAGGCGATGATGAAGTAGGTTTTTTCTTTAAATTCTTATTATCATTACAAGAACAACTAAACAACTTCAAAGTTAAATAAAAATATGTCTAAGAACTATTTCACCCAGGAAACTGAAGATGCTATCGTAGCATACAATACTAGTACCGATTTTGAAGAAAAAAGTAAAATATATGAGACTAAAATCCATTATGCTTTTTTTAAATTAACTCAAAACATCATTCACACATTTAAGTTTTACTACACTGAAGTAGACAATATTGAGGACTTACAACATGAAGTAATTACATTTCTTTTATCTAAAATACATAAGTTTGACCCGTCTAGAGGTGCGAAAGCATATTCATATTTCGGGACTATTGTTAAACGATGGTTAATTTTATATAACGAAACTAACTACAAAAAGCGCGTTAAATCGACTCCAATAGCGACAATCGAAGAAGACGGCAACCATTCTTATGTCATTGAAGAAAACAATAATATGGCTGTTAACAAATTATCTCAAAATGATAAGTTATCGCTGTTTATAGACTTATATGTCGAATATTGTACGTCAAATATTTATAATTTATTTCCAAAGGAAATGGATGCTAAAATAGCTGATGCGATTCTTGAGCTATTCAGAAAGCGAGAGAATTTAGATGTATTTAATAAAAAGGCACTATACATATATATTAGAGAAATGATAGACGTGAAAACGCCTAAAATTACTAAGATAGCTGACAGATTATATGATGTGTATAAAAAAGGTTACATATTTTATTTAGAAAACGGATACATAAAGTTTCAATAGTTCATATTTATAATAAATAAATACCAATAAAATTATGAGTAGTTTAGATTCCGACATATTTGGTGACAAAAAACTTAAGGATCTTTTTCAAGAGATATATAACAATCAAAAGAAAAAGGAAAAACAAATATCCTCATTAATTGATGAGTTAAAACCAATGATTGAAAGTATTGGTGATGCTACATTAGTAGTTCCTTTACTTAAAGAATATTTAGAAATAGGTGTTAAGAATGATGAGCAATTAATTAAGATGGCTACTATCATTCAACGTTGTTTAACTACTACAAATAGTGGTGGTACTGGAGATGGTTTTACCATTTCAGATGCCGAAAAAGAGCAACTATTAAATGATATAAATAAAATAAACGAAACTAAGTAATGGATTATGGATTTAGTGGTTTAAATAGAAATTTAAATTCAAATAGAAATAATAATTTCAATACTAATACTGCTCTTAGCACCGCTAATTTAATTACAGCTGTTAGGGTAGTTAGTATCATATTAGATGAAAATCACCCACGATTTAAAGAATTAGGTGGATGGAATTCATTAGGTACTATAGAATATGAATTAGTAACAAATCCAACAACAACTTACCCATTACCTATAGCATTTTCTCTTAATTCTAATATTAAAAATTATCCATTAATAAATGAGGTAGTTTATTTAATTTCCCTTCCAGATACAGAGATTGGAGAAACAACTACTTCCTTAAAATCATATTATATTAATATAGTAAGTTTATGGAATCACCCACACCATAATGCTTATCCTGCTAATCCTAATAATCCACCCCCATCACAAAAAAAAGATTATATTGAAACTCAAGCAGGTAGTGTTAGACAAGTTACAGATCAATCAACTGAAATAAATTTAGGTAAAACATTTATAGAAAGACCTAATATCCATCCTTTATTACCTTTTGAAGGTGATTTTATATCTGAAGGTAGATGGGGGAATTCAATACGTTTAGGTAGTACAGTTAGATATAATCCAAATACATGGTCTTCATCAGGAACAAATGGAGATCCTATTACTATTCTTAGGAATGGGCAAGGAGAACAAACCGAACAAGGATGGATACCAACCACTGAAGATATTAATAACGATGAATCTTCTATTTACTTAACTAGTAACCAAATTATACCTTTAAAAGCAGAAAGTACTAGTTATGTTAGTTATGAAGGCTCAGGATATGAAGCTCCATCTACACCTAATGCTTTTAATGGTAATCAAATAATATTAAACTCAGGGAGATTAGTATTTAGCTCTACATATGATCATATATTACTAAGTTCAGCAAAATCAGTTAATTTAAATGCTAAAGCATCTGTTAATATAGATACTGATAAATTTATAGTTCAATCTAATAATACCTATTTAGGTAATATAAAATTAGCAACTGAACCATTAATGTTAGGTAAAAAAACAACAGATCTATTAAGAGATTTAGTTAATAAACTTACTCCATTAGTGAAAGCTCTTCAATCAATTCAAACTGCTCCTGCTGTACCTTTTACTCCAGTTGTATTTTTAAATTTAATAGAACCAACAACTAATTTATTAATTATATTAAATTCTTTAAATACTGAATTAGGAGCTTCTTCAAAAAATTGTACTCTAATTTCTAAAAATAACTTTACAGTATAAAGATGGCTAACGAGACAAAAGAAGAAATACTAAAAAGTGAAAAGGCTAAAGCTAATAGATTTGCTATTAATAACCCAGAAATAGATCTTACTGCAAAAGTAACATTAAATAGAGATCCTTATTTAATTCCTGATGGAATAAATACTGCGGGTTGGAGTTACTTTCAACGATATTTACAACAATTATATAAAGATTATCCTGAAAAATTACAAGAACTAAACACTAATGAAGGATTTAAATTTAGTCAACAGATAATAAATGATTTTAATCAAAAATATATTATCAATGTGGGTGATACTTATGATACGTGGAAAGTATATCAAAATGGGAATAAAGAACGTATAACAATAGGTAGACAAAATATTATATCTTTTAGATTTTTGGATAGATTTCCAAATGGTTTAATAGATATAGCTACTGTTAAAGCAGCTCAAAATTATCACTTAATAACAAGTTTTTCAGGAGTAAATAGAGTATTAGTAGATGGATGGGTAGGTAGTCAAACTTCCCAATTAGTATATCCTGGAAGAAACCTTTTTTACTTAGCATATTCAGATGAATTAGATATAAATGAAAAACCATTAGGTGTACTTACTAAAGATGGCACTGTATCAGTTAGACCCCAATATAAATCAGGTTTAATCCCGGCAATTTGGGGTAATAGAAGATTTGTAGTAGATGCTAGAGTTGTAGATCAATATGTTAATAATGTAGAAACAGGAGTACTTGCTCGCCCAATCCCTGAAAAAATAGGAGACTCAGGAACGGGACTAATCCCATTTGAATATTTTATTCCTTATGAACCTTCATTACATGATGCTACTTTACAATTTAAAGATCAAGTAAAATTCCCAGGCTCTCCCACCCCAGGTGATTGGGAAAAAATAGGACAAGAAACTATAGTATATAAAGATTCTACAAAAATAAATGCATTTATAAAAGAACAACAATTAAAAGATAAAAAACTTAGATATGTCTCAGATGTTAAACAAACTATTACATCATCTAAAGAAGATCTTGCAAAACAAAAATCACTTAAAGCAAAAGCATATCAAGATTCATTAGCAAGAAGTAAAGAATTAGCTAAATTATACGCAAAATAATGGCATTACAAGATAAAATACCTATATTACTGGCAAATAAAACACAAGAATTAGTTGAATTTGTGGTACCTGCTATAGTAAATTTAGCATTCCAAATTGGTATGGAAAAGTTAGATGAAGTAACTGGTGAAATTGTTTACCTACAGCTTGTTTACCCGCAGTTGAATTACAAAAAGTATTAAATGTAAGAAATAATATAGTAAGTAAATTAAACTCAGTTTCAACTTCAATCGAAATATTATTAAAACCTCTTAATACTTTAAATACCGTTGTAAACATAACAACTAAATCACTTCAAACTTTAGATATAGCAATATTAGCTGCTGAATTAGCAATCCCATTATTACCTACATCATTACCAGGAACACCAAGTCCATCAGGTATTGCATTAACGGTTTTATCTAAAGTAAAAGATTTTAAAACACCCGCAACTAATAAATTAAATACTGCAAAAAATGGCATTAATTCAATAACCTCAGCTGTAAGTTACGTTAATTTAATTTTAAGTCAAATTATAAGTTTATTAAATTCAATAGATAAGTATTTAATAGCGTGTAAAGCCCCATCTACTGATAATAAAATAACTCCATTAGATCCATATTTACTTAAAGTTGAACAAGATGCTAATAAAGTTGAAACGGCTCCTGAAAAAAATCAATTATATCAAGGATTCCTATTAGAAATTATTACTGAACCATATTCACCTACCGTAAATAGAATAAAAGCAGTGGCCAGGAATAAAGATGGTATTATATTACTACAAACACCATTATCATTTACCACTAATAATCAAGTACTATTTGCAGAACTTAAACTAATAATTGATAAAAATAATTTAAAAGCTAATTAATTTAATATTTATAACAAATGAAACAAAACGAATTAAAAGATTTAATCAAAATTGCCGTAAGAGAGGCAATCCAAGAAGAACTAAAAGACATTCTTTTAGAAGCAATTAAATCTAATAAACAACCAATTAACGAATCTTACCAAGTAGGCGCAGATAGAACATTAAGATTTAATAGTTCAAACGTTCCTACACAACCTTTAGTTACAGCTACTAATCCAAGACAATCATACATGGATATATTAGCTGAGATGTCACAACCACAACCATCAGGATTTGAAGGTGATTTTAAAGTATCTGGTGAAATGAATACAATGTCTGAAGGTAGCGCATTACCTGGTGGACAACTTGGCTTAGACCAAATAATGAATTTAATTAAAAAATAATGGCATTCGGAGCAAAGAAAATATTCCCAATTGATACTAAGCCTGGAACGGCTGTAGGGGTATCTATTCCTTTTAATGCTCCAAATGTGTTTTTTCAAACATATACTACCCAAGATGCTATACGAAATAATTTATTAAATTTCTTTTTAACAAATCAAACAGAAAGATATTTAAATAATCAATTTGGAGCAAATTTAAGAGCATTCATATTCGAACAAATATCTTCAGATAATATAAGTTTTTTAAAAGAAAATATTCAATCATTAATAAGTAAATATTTTAATAATATAAAAGTAGAAAAACTAGATGTATTAGAATATCCTGACAACAATGAAATAAACGTTCAATTAACATATAGTATAATTAATACTGGTATAACAGATCAAGTTCAAATATCATTCACATAATGGCTGTAAATAAAAATATAAAATACATAAATAAAGATTTTAATGAGTTTAGATCTAGTCTAATTGACTATTCTAAAACATATTTCCCTACAACATATAACGATTTCAGTCCAGCATCACCAGGAATGATGTTTATGGAAATGGCGGCATATGTAGGTGACGTTTTATCATTTTATTTAGATAATCAAGTACAAGAAAATTACTTACAATTTGCTCGTCAATCAAATAACTTATTTGAATTAGCTTATATGTTTGGTTATAAACCAAATGTAACAGGAGTAGCACTTACTAATATAGATTTTTATCAAAAAGTTCCATCCAAATTATCTGGATCAACATACGTCCCAGATTTTGATTATACATTATTTGTTAATGGAAATGCTACCGCAACTACAACAGATGGAATTTCATTTTTAATTACTGACCCAGTAGATTTCTCAGTATCTAGTTCAAATAATCCTACTGAAATTTCTATATATGAAATATCAGGAGGAAATCCAACATATTTCTTATTAAAGAAAACACGTAAAGCTATATCTTCTACAATCAATACTAAAACGTTTTCATTTGGTTCTCCAGTTAAATTTTCAACAGTTGAAATAAATGCTACAAATATGATAGGTATTTTAGATTGTGTTGATAGTGAAGGAAATACATGGTATGAAGTAGATTATTTAGGGCAAGAAATGGTATTTGATTCAATTAAAAATACAAATACTAACGATCCAAATTTATCTCAATATAGTGGAGATGCTCCATACTTATTAAAGTTAAAAAAAATACAACATAGATTTGCTTCTCGCTTTAAAAATTCAAATACACTACAAATCCAATTTGGAGCAGGTACAACTTCCGACTCAGATGAAGTAATTACTCCAAATCCTGATAATGTAGGTATTGGTTTACCATTCGAACAAACAAAATTAACAACAGCATTTGCTCCATCAAATTTCTTATTTACAGATACTTATGGGATTGCACCTTCAAATACTACTTTAACATTTAGATATTTAACTGGTGGTGGAATTTCATCTAATGTAAATGCTAATAGTTTAACTAAATTAAATGGTACAACTACTTTCTTAAATTCAAATTTAAATACAACCACTGCTAATAATATATTTGCTTCATTAGCTATTACAAATCCTCAAGCTGCAAGTGGTGGAGGAGATGGGGATACAATTGAAGAAATTAGACAAAATTCCTCAGCTAACTTTGCTTCTCAATTACGTAATGTAACTCAAGATGATTATTTAGTAAGAGCATTAAGTATGCCTGCTAAATATGGTAATATATCTAAAGCATATATTGAACCAACTAAAGCACAAAGTATACAAGCCGGTGAAGCTGCAGGTATCTTAGATTTATATGTCTTAACAACTGATATTAATGGTAAATTAAATACAGCGTCCTCTGGTTTAAAACAAAATTTAATTACTTATCTTTCTTTATATAGAATGATAAATGATGCTATTAATATTAAAGATGGTTTTATAATTAATATAGGAGTTAATTTTGATGTTATTATACTTCCAAACTATAATAGTAATGAAGTACTAACAAAATGTATTACAGCATTACAAGGATATTTTGCACTTAATAATTGGCAAATAAATCAACCAATTGTGTTAAGAGAACTTTATATTCTTTTAGATAAAATAGAAGGAGTACAAACAATAAAAACAGTAAATATTTCAAATAAAGTAGGAACAAATTTAGGATACTCAGCATTTGCATATGATATTCCAGGTGCAACTAAAAATAATGTAGTTTACCCATCAATAGATCCTATGATTTTTGAAGTAAAATATCCTTCAACAGATATTCAAGGTAGAGTAGTATCATTATAAATTAAACTAAACAATGGCAGTATATAAAATCTTCCCAACACAAGATACAACTTTATATTCTATGTATCCTGAAATGAATACAGGATTAGATGAAATATTAGAAGCATCTTTAGAAGTAGGAAATCTAGGAACACCTGCTCCCCAAGCAAGTCGTTTTCTAATTCAATTTGATTCAAGTGAAATAACAGATGTTATTAACAATAAAACATCCGGTTCACAATGGCAATCTAACTTAAAATGTTTAGTAGCTAATGTTACTGCTTTAAATACAACCACAACTATAAATGCATTTGCTGTATCCCAATCTTGGGATATGGGTACAGGAAGATTTGAAAATATTCCACAAACACAAAATGGTGCTAGTTGGATATGGAAAAATTATCAAGGAGGAACTCGATGGACTACTAGTTCATTTGCAGCAGGATCAACAGGGTCTTACTCATCTTCGGTTTCACCGGGAGGAGGTACTTGGTATACAGCTAATTCATCATCAGCTACATTTGGATACTATACAGATAAAGATATTATTCTTGATACTACAAAAATTGTAACTCAATGGTATAGTAGTTCTATTCCTAATAATGGATTCATTGTAAAACAAAAAGATGAATTTATGGATAATGAAAATACTCAACCTAAAATGAAGTATTTTTCAATTGATACTCATACAATTTACCCCCCATGTTTAGAATTTAAATGGGTAGATGCTACATTTAATACTGGATCTTCTACATTACCAATGATCCAGAAAACCCCACTTGTAGTAACTATAGGTGACAACCCAGGATATTTCTTCCCAGAAAGTATAAATCAATTCAGAGTATATTCAAGACCAGCATATCCTGATAGAATATTTGCTACTGCTTCTTATTATACTCAAAACTTCTATTTACCAACAGCATCATATTATGCTATAAAGGATTTAGATACTAATGAATATGTAGTAGAATTTGATCAAACATATACTAAATTAAGTATGGACGCTACAAGTAGTTTATTTACACTTTATATGGATGGATTACAACCAGAAAGATATTATAAAATTTTAATTCAAACCACAGTAGATGGAAATACATTAGTATTAGATAATGATTATTACTTTAAAATAATTAATGGGTAATGGAAACTGTAAATTTAAATAAAAGAACTTACGCTAAAAGCCAGTATCAAAAAGTTATAGATACTAATTTTAATCAACTAGCACAATCACCATCTGTTACTAACCCAAATGTAGTAGTTCCTGCTATTTCAGTCGAAGAATTTTTTGCTAACTATGTTCAAATATTTTTTACAATACCTAAACTTGGAGCTACAAATTCTCATGAGTATCTTGCAAAAACAAGTTTAGAATACATTGGAACAAATCCTGCAAGTGATGAGATAAATGCATTAATTGATGAAATTAATATATTACAACAACAAAATTTAGACCTTAATCAACAAATAATAGACCTACAACTTCCTAAATAATGGATAAAATAGTTAATATTCAAAATGTCGACCCAAACACATTTCAACTGCAAAATTATACTGCGGCTGATGATTCACTTATATCATATTATACAGAAGAAGTAACTTTTGATCCAACCCAAGATTATTTAGAATATTTTATTTTAGATTTAAATAAAAATATATTATTTAGTAATGTTGCTGGTTATCCTAATTATAGAATTCATAATACTGAGATACTAATTGATCCCCAATCAGATTTAGAATTACATGGTTATGAAGATGGACAATATTATACAGTATATAATTTTTTAAGACGAAAATTATCTTCATCTCCTAATAGTACATTATATATTCAAAGTATAAGTACTGATAGAACTGAAGTAAGATTAAATACTACAAGTATATCTAATTTAAATTTAATTACTTTAACAGATGAATTAGCAAAATCATTATCTGATCCATTAACTCAAGATGTTGATTTTTATTTAGATTTTGGAGATAATAAATTAATAATTGCTAACAATATATTTTTAGATAATACTAATCCTAGTGACCCAACAGTATTAATTAAATTATACGAACCATTACCTGTTGAATTCATATTACAATCCCAATGTTGGATAGTACAACAAGTTGCCGAATCAAAAGCGTATCAAATTGAGTTAACAACGGTTTTTACATATACTGAACAACTTGACTATATTAGTGGCCCTAATTTTAACTTAGCTGTACAAGACCAAATTAATAATTCTACAGCATATGTTAATCAAAATACATTACAACTAAATACTTCAACTGCTGGCTCAGGTAGTTTACTATACCAAATTAATAGTATACTAGCTGAAAAAGGCATCGAAATTAATATTGATTATTCAGATTATTCTCAATTTATACATTTTTCATCAGCACAAACTAGATTAGAAAATTTTTATTATAAATTATCATTAATTGAAAATTATACTGTTAATAGTAATAATTCAAACACAACAGCTACAAGTTCATTCTCTGCAGCTAATCAACAAATATGGAATACTAAAATAAATGATATTATAACTAATTTTGATGGTTATGAATATTACTTATATTATACTTCCGAAAGCCATGCTTGGCCTAAAACAAATAACACAGCACCATATACTAATTATTCAACAGGCTCAGCTACAGCAATTAATTGGTTTACCACTCAATCTATTTCTGCTTCATTTTTTGATTTAGAAAATAATGATGCTCTAATTAATACTATACCTACATACTTAAGAGAAGATCCAAACAATTCCCAATATGAGTTATTTACTCAAATGATTGGACAAAATTTTGATGATGTTTGGGTTTATTTAAAAGATATTACTAGTAAATTTGATGCTGATAATAGATTAAATTATGGTATTTCAAAAGATATGGTAGCGCAAGCTATTAGAGATTTAGGAGTAAAAATATACCAAAATAACTTTTCATCAACAGACATATACTCAGCGCTATTAGGCTTAACTCCATCAGGTAGTAATTTTAATGTACCTAATATTACTGGATCCTTACCTACACCTTCTGGATTAGAATATATAAATACATTCGTTACAGCGTCAGATCCAAATGCTCTCGAACCTTTGGATGACGTTAATAAAGAAATTTATAAGCGCATTTATCACAACTTACCTTACTTACTTAAGAAAAAAGGAACAGTTGAAGGTTTAAGAACATTAGTTAATATATATGGTATTCCTGACAGTATAGTTCGTATAAATGAATTTGGAGGTAAATCAACAACCGTTTCTAACAATTATGATAATTTTCAAAACCAATTTAATTATGGGTTTTATACTACCGGTTCAGGATATGTTCAAAAAACACTTTATAATGTACCTTCATTCGCAACTGCATCTTTTACAATTGAATTTAGATTTAAAACAGAAGGTATTCCTATAAATTCAGGTAGTTTAAATCAAATATTAGCTTATGCTCCAGAAAATAATCTAGCATTAGTACTAGAATATACTGGTTCAGGTTATACTACTGGTTCATATAGTGGTGCCCCTGTAAACCCATATAACGAATATGGGACTTTAAAATTTATAGATTTATCGAATAATTCTTCATCAAGTTTATACTTACCATTTTTTGATGGTGGTTGGTGGTCAGTAATGTATAATGCTGGTTCTTATATACTTAATGATAATTGGATATTATATAATGGGTTTTGGAATGATCCAAATATATGGAAAGATAGTAGCTTTTGGATCGATTAAATATTTATATATAAATAAATGGGACTTTTATACGCTAAAAATAAAATATATGATGGTTATGATGGTAATACTATAGGGTTTCAAGCATCTTCAAGTTTTACATCTTCTGCTTTTTCAACAATATCAAACGGAGTATTTTGTCTTTCATCTCCATCATCTCTACTTATAGCAGGTAAAACATATAATCCATTTAGTGGTTCATTTCAAGAATTAAGATTCTATAAAGTCAATTTAGCTGAAAGCAAATTTGATGATTATGTAATGAATCCTTATTCAATAGAAGGAAATGAAATTATTGGAGGTGGAAGTGCCTTAAATTCATTAATATTTAGAGCACCATTAGGAACAGTACTAGATAATGGATCTGATACAACAAGAACTTCAATTCATCCATCCATTACTTCATATCCTCCCACTCAATCATTTGTTACAGCTGGAACTAGTACATATACATTAAATGGTGACTATTCATTCGTACCACAAAACGAAATAATATACCAAGATCAGTTTCATACTGGTGTTAAAAATGCAGTATCCGAAAAAATTAGAATAATTAGTTCATCATTACCATCAGGAAATACTTTATCTCCATACATTTCAATTCAACAACAAACTACATTAAATGAAACATTTACTAAAGATATTAATTACGTTGAAGTAGCATTTTCACCTCAAGATGAAGTTAACGATGATATTATATCTCAGCTTGGCTCATTCAATATAGGTAATTATATTGGTGATCCGAGACAAATATCTTCTTCATTAACATATTATCCCGATTTTAATGCGTTAAGAGATGAATATTTTTCTAAATATACTAGTAATTACAATTTATGGGATTATATAAGATTAATTAAATTTTACGATAATTCATTGTTTAAAATGATTCAAGATTTTACACCAGCAAGAGCAGGTTTAGCAACTGGAATAGTTATAAAACAAACAATGTTAGAAAGAAATAAATACCCATTACCACAGACTACTATCAATAACACAATAGCATTTGTAGGTAGTCCAACAACAAAAACAATTAATATAGCATATTAATGGCATTACAGAATATCATAATAACAGGATCAATAGGAACTTACCCTACTTTATCTTATGGACAAAAAATGTATGTTTCATCAACTGATGAAGAGTCGTTTCCAATAGAAGAAGTAATAGGAAGTAACGGAGGTTCAATGCCTAATTTATTTGGACAAACAACTTCATCAAATCTATTTTCACCAATAAATCAACAGTGGTCAGGTTCAATACTTACTCCTGTAGGAATGGTTGATTATATTCACTCATCTCAGGATGAATTTATAAATGGAGAACTTAGTGGTTCAGTATTAGAAGTTTCTCATCAACGTTTAGTTGATGCACAATGCGAAACATATTTAAAAGTTAGTACTGTACCAACATATTATAAACCATTTATATATAATGCAGTTGATACTCCACTTAGTATGGGGGATTTTTTAAATCCAGTCACTTCACCAAACAACGGAGAAATATATATTTTTGATAATAAAATTATTACTAAAGAAAAAGCACTTCCTGGAGTTCCAGGAGTAACAGAATATACATTCAAAGGAAGTATTAATTATATTAAAGTAAATAGATTTGATGTTAGTGGTGCTAATAATACTTTATCATTACAAGAATTAACTAATCTAAGAATTAAATTCTCAGATTTAGGAATTGTAGATTTTCCAATACTTACAATTACCGAATATCCAACATATTACTTATACTTAGTAAATAAACCTATTACATATACAAATCCTTATATATCATACTATTATCCATTTTTTCCTACACCTGCAGGACCAACTCCACCCGCAACTCCATATACTATAGATAATAATGTTTTATTACATCAGTTTGTTGCCTCAGATCCATTAGGATACTATCTAGACCCATCTTTATCACCAATCCAAGATGGAACATCATTAACAGTATCAATAGATAATAATTCATGTTTTAATCCTACTACCGGAAACTATACTTTTAAAGATACACCTAATATATTAATAACATTCACAGGATCTACAACATTTGATACTGGAATGGATGGATATATTGGTCTTTATCAAAACGGTTCAAACACACCATCAGGTCCATTTTACCCAGTTATTGTTCGTGCAGAATCATTTACATCAGGTTATCAACAAATTACTGGTTCTTTTGTTCCAATAGAAGGGAATATTTATTCATTTCGTATAATCAATGAAGGCTCATCAGGAGTTACTTCTACTAATATGAAATGGGTATTTTCTCAATCTATAGTTCCTTACACCTCATCTAATTTAACAATTTTAGAACCATATTTAACATCTAATTTTTACTATAGTGATTGTAATGCTTTATATGGTAATGCTTTAAATTTAGAATATGATAGTGCTTTTTATCAAGTAAATTATGATAATGGGTCAGTAATACCTTCAAATCAAGCTCAAATATTAGCAGGTACAGCTGAAATTGCTCCTGTAAAATCATATAATTATGCTGCAAGAGCCCAAATATATCCTAGATATGTGGGAACTAAAGTAGTACAACAACAGATGAATGTATGGACTGAAGGAGATATAGCTCCGAGTAAAACCCCTTCAGTACAATCTTTAGGAACATACTTTGCATATTTTGAATTTGCAGGAGGAACAAACCCAGAACTTTTAAATAAACGAGGATTTAAAATAAAATTTTTAATTGACGCTTCAGGAAGTATTTATCAACCTACATTAGATAGTAGTGTTCCATATTATAGTAATTTAATAGATTCATTCCCAGGAACCCAAAATGTAAGTATTGCTCCATATTCATCTGTAGGTGATGTATCACAAATTCAAGGAATTCATAGTGTTCTCCAACCAGGTGTTGTTCCAAAACCAGTATTTTATTCACAAATTACTAGCTATAACATTTCAGCTTCATCAATAATATTTGGTGGTACAACAGGAGTTCCAAATTATGGATCAAGCGTATCATTTCCAACACTTTCATATAATACACCTGACTATACTAATATTTTAGATTCAACTGCACTCCCTACACTTACTTTATTATCACCTGATGTACAATGGAATAGTAGTACATACCCGGATAGAAATTTTGAAATAATTAACTCTACAGCCGCAACTCAATTAGTTCCTACTTTAAATATAATATTATCACTTCAATATGCCTCAGTATCAGTTGTATACGCAACTCTATCTATTCTTAAAGAATCAGGAGGTACTTGGTCAGTTATAAAAACACAAATTATTGCATTGCATAACGATACTGTACTTGCTCCACAACTACATACAATAGTTGCTCCTCCCCAAGTTATAAATGCTACTGACAAATATCGAGTTACCATATCCACCACATTCCCACCATCTATAGGAATTCCTTACCAAAGTGGAGGTACATTTTCTTTAAATCAAACAACACCACCATCTTCAGTAACATTAACTGCTCCATTTTGGACAACAGGATCATCATCACGTAATGTATTAACTGGTTCAACACAAATAAATTCAAGTGTATATGGTTTAACCCAAGATACAATTTCTGGTTCAGGATATTCAGATTCAATACCATTTACTGTACAACGATTAGATCAAATTAGATTTTCGGCTGATGAAAATCAAGTATATCAAGTATTAAATGTTGTAAGTCCACTTGAAAGTGTTGATGGTAGACTTTATTTGACATTAGATAGAAATATAGCTAACGGAACTAATTTAAAATCATTTTTTCTAAGAAGAATGTACCCTGATCCCACATTTGTACTAATGAATGTGCCAGCAGCAGGAGGAGGATTGTCAGGATTTATATATCCTCAATATATGACAAAAGATTTAACAAATAATTTATCTTCAATTATCACTGATCTTCAACAAAAGAACTTAATTCAATAATATTTATAATAAAAATCAATAAAAAATGGGATACTTAAATAATAGCGTAGTAACAGTAGACGCAATTTTAACAACAAAAGGAAGACAATTATTAGCACAAAATAATGGATCTTTTAAAATTACTCAATTTGCATTGGCAGATGATGAAGTAAATTATACATTATATAATCCAAACCACCCATCAGGTTCTGCATATTATGGTGAAGCAATTCAAAATATGCCATTATTGGAAGCATTTCCTCAAGAAACACAAATCATGAAATATAAATTAGTTACGTTACCAAGAGGAACAGCTAAATTACCAATTCTAGATTTAGGTTACTCAGCAATTGTAATTAAACAAGGTGCTTCATTAGCTATTACTCCTCAAACATTAAATTACTTTGGTGGAAATACTTATGAAACAGCTGGTTACACAGCAACTATTTCTGATGTACGTTTATTTAATACATTTGAAGGTGTAGGTATTAATACCCCAGCAGCTTTAGCATTAAATACAACTCAAACATTGGGTACAAACGTTTCTAAAACTGTAGTTGGAACTACTATTAATATTAGAGCAACAACGTTAAACACGTTATTTGGTTCTTCTACTACTACATTACAAGCTACATTAACTGTAGAAGGTAGAGATAGTGGAGCTAGATTAACAATCCCAGTAACTATAACTAAAATATCATAAAATAAATTAATATAAAATAATATGTCATTTAATCGTTTAGCACCTGAAGATTTTGTAGTAAGTTCTGATTCAATCACCGCAGCATTGTGGTCTGGAGGAGCAGTATCTTTATCTACAACATATACTTCATCTACTCAAGAAGCAGGATCTTCTGGGGATTTTTATTTAAATGTTTACCAAACGTCCTCAGCTGCAGCAGAAGTACAATTTGCAATTGCTTATGGTAATCAAGTAGGTAGTGGAAGTTCTTGGTACAACTCAGCAGTCCCAGGAATGTCTCCAACAAAAACTACTTATGGTCAATATCAAGTTTTAGTATTAGGAGATGAAAATGCTCAATTTGTATTTGGAGGTGTTACATCTTCAGAATTTTGGGTTATTTCGGTTGATAGAACTCGTTATAAAGAAAGTTTATTACCTGGTTCTATGGCATTAGTACTATCAGGAAGTACAGGTAAAATTACATTAACAGATAATAGTCAAGTTGCTCCATCAGTAGTATTTAATGAAGCAGGTAGAGTATATCAATTAGTAAGTGGTTCTCAAGGATCAGTTAATACATCAGTTACTACTACAGGATACAGTTCAACTCAAGGATCTTATGGATGGTTATTACCAGATATTGGAACTATTATTTTAAATCCAAAAGCATTAAACCAAACAATAGGTTTAACATCAAATAAAACATCAAATTCTGATGGTTATAATTATAGATTATTATACTCAGCCATTAATGGTGCTACCGCAAAATCATTTTATTTAAATAGTCAAGAAACAATATCCTCAGATTATATATTTATTAGAGCTAGAAATGCTGAATTTAACTACTCAGAAAACCCAAGTTTCATATCAGGAAGTACAGGTGAAGTTATATTTAACTCATTTATTAACAACCCACAAACATATCCTACAACAATTGGATTATATAACGATACAAACGAATTATTAGCAGTTGCTAAACTTTCAAGACCATTATTAAAAGATTTTACAAAAGAAGCATTAGTAAGAGTTAAATTAGATTTCTAAAATGAATGGGCGCTTACAAACAATTTTTAGCTTCAGATATAATAGTTACTCCATTTGAGGTAAATAAAGGATTCATATTTAATGGATCCGAATTTACTAATTCAAGTGTGTCAATAGATAGATTTTTAGGAAAGAATATTACAACCCCAATATTTAATCCATTATCTGATCCAACAACTGGTTATATATCTACTCAATACCAACGACTAGTATATAGTTCAATACAGGAACTTTACTATTCTAATTATTTGAGTTCAAGCTATGGAGATATAGTTAATAGACCAGTATTAATACCTGGTAAAGATACGGAAGGAGATAGATTAATAGGTTCATCAAGTAATCCATCTTATGATAATTACTTACAAACTACATTAACATATCCTAAATTTTTCCCAACTGCATCTAATGCTTTAATTGGAGTTATATCAATACCAGTTGGATTATTTGGAGATTATATTCAACCAAATTCATTTACATTTATTACTCCATTAGGACAATTAACAGATGATGGAGAAGGAAATGTTTTATCTAACGGAAACATAGTAGGAAACATATTTTATCCTCATGGACTTATTACTGTAACATCAGCATCTGATAGTACTATAAATGATTTTATAACTTCAACATATGCAACTTGTTCATTTTTAAGTTCATTTAAAATCCAAGAAACACAATATAAATGTACTATTAGACAAAATGAATTTAGTTTTACTTTAAACCCAAGTGTAGTATCTAGTAGTGCTGATGGCACGTTATATGGATTTATAACTGGATCAAATTTTTCACCTTACATTACTACAGTAGGTCTATATGATGAAATGCAAAATTTATTAGCAATAGGTAAATTAGCTCAACCATTACCTTCCTCCCCAACAACAGATACAACAATATTAATTAATCTGGATAGATAAAATTTATGAATAATTGGTTACATGAAAATAAAGTTATAGAAAAAATTGAAGATTTTCCTGAAAATACATTTGGATTTGTTTATCGAATAACAAACTTAACAAATGGTAAATTTTATATAGGTAAAAAACAATTGCTATCTCAAACTAATGTTAAATTAGGTAAGAAAGAAATAGCAGCACTTCCAACTCAACGCGGTAGAACACCATCTAAAAAATTAGTAGTCAAAGAATCTAACTGGCAAGAGTATTGGGGTAGCTGTAAGCCATTACATGAAGATCTTAAAAAATTAGGTGCAGACCAATTCAAAAGAGAAATACTAATGATATGTAAATCAAAAAAATTACTTACATATTATGAAGCGGCCTTTCAAATTAAAGAAAATGTATTGTTAAATGAAAATTATAACGATACAATTCTAGGTCATTACTATAGAAAAGATTTCCTAGCTTAAACTAGGATTCCTTAATTCACTTGCGTATATTAATTCTAATAAGTTATGGATAATTCTGCACTAACATATCTAGTCGATTCTGTTTTAGGACATGGTAAGTCGTCATCTAAAGGTAACAAGGCTTATCATTGCCCTGAATGTAAACACCATAAATTAAAATTAGAAGTAAATTTAGACATTAATTCACCTCATTTTCAATCATATAATTGTTGGACGTGTGGTTTTAAAGGTAAAAAATTAACTACATTATTTAAAAAACTAGAAGTAGATTCTGATAAAGTAGAGCAATTACGATTCTTAGTTAAGTCATCATCTAAAGAATATACTGGAGAAACTGTTGTTAGTAAAAAGATAATATTACCTAAAGAATTTATTTCATTATCGACTCCACCAAGTAGTTTAATGGCTAAAAAGGCAATACATTATTTAACTACTCGTAATATTACTCAAAACGATATAATTAAATATAGTATAGGATATTGTGAATTTGGTATTTATTCAAATATGATTATTATACCATCCTACGATGCTGAAGGTAATTTAAATTATTTCATATCCAGAAACTTTAATAAAAACTCAAAAATTAAATATAAAAATCCAGATGTATCAAGAGATATAATTGGATTAGAATTATTCATAAATTGGAATACTCCAATCGTACTATGCGAAGGAATATTTGATGCTATTGCTATCAAGCGAAATGCTATTCCATTACTTGGAAAAACAATTCAAAACAATTTGATGAAAAAAATTATTAATTCAACAGTACAAAATATATACATTGCATTAGATAAAGATGCAATGAAACAAGCTTTAAATTTTTGCGAGAATTTAATGAATGAAGGTAAAGAAGTTTATTTAGTTGACATTGACGATAAAGATCCTAGTGATATGGGATTTGTTAAATTCACTAATCTAATTCAAAACACTTTGCCTCTAACCTTCTCAAATTTACTTGAGAAAAAATTACAAAGAATATGATAGAAAAAAATGTAAATGTCTTTAAGAAAAGCGTTAAACGCCTAGTAGAAGTAGATATGGAATCTAAAAGGGTTAATATCTTAGACAACAGATACTATACTAGAAATGGTAAGTACTACCCATCAGTTACCAGTATATTACAATATATGCCTAAAGGTAAATTTTTTGAAAACTGGTTAAAAGATGTAGGTCACAATGCTGATGTTATAGCACGAAAAGCAGCAGATGAAGGTACACAAGTACATGATGCAATTGAAAGATATCTTCAAGGTGAAAAAATTTCATTAATTAATGAAGAAGGATATTCAAAGTATAACTTAGATGTTTGGAAAATGATATTGAAATTTCATGAGTTTTGGACAGTATATAAACCAACATTGATCGAAAGTGAAATACATTTATTCTCAGATATATACACATTTGCTGGTACGTGCGATTTAGTATTAGAAATTAATGGTGAAAAATGGTTATTAGATATTAAAACATCAAATTCATTACATGCTAGCCAAGATTTCCAATTATCAGCATATGCTCAGGCATGGAATGAGTTATATGAAGAAAAAATTGATCGTATTGGTATATTGTGGATGAAGTCATCTAAGCGTGGTGAAGATAAAAAAGGCGAAAAAATTCAAGGTAAAGGATGGGAAGTACATGAACCACTTAAATCAATTGAAGAAAATTTAAAAATATTTGAATACATACATGAGTTGTATAAATTGGAACACCCCAACCCAACTCCGAAGAGCAATGATTTCCCTACAGAAATTCAAATAGAACCAACTGTTTAATATATTTATAGTAAATATTGGGAATGGTATCTTTGGTTCAACTTTTAAATGAAATAATTAATGAAGGAGGTAATGTCTTTGGCACTACTTCCTCCATTAAAAAAGAATATATACAACCCACACTAGCCAAATTTACTGCTGAACTTAAGAAAATTTACCCAAAAGTAGATTTTAAATTTAGTACATTGGGGTCTGTTGGTAAAAAAGACGAATCTGGAGATATCGATTTAGGTATGAGTGTTGACCAATTTATGACTAAAGATGGTACGCCATTATTAGATAATTGGAACATTGATAAAGCTCAATTTGAGGCTTTATACGATAAAATCAGAAAACGTACAAGATCATCTACTGAAGCTCAAAGTAAACTAAGAGCTATGTTAGAATTAATCGCTATTAACATTGAAGAAAAATCTCAATTTATAGATACAGATTTAAAAGCAGCAGGTGGTGGTTCAATATTTTGTACTGCTCCACAATATAACGAAAAGGGAGAAGCACTAGACGAAAAATCAGTACAAATAGACATTAATGTAGGTAATTTAGATTGGTTAAATTTCAGCTACTATTCAAATACGTACAAAGATAATGTTAAAGGTTTACATAGAACACAATTAATGTTAGCTATGTTTCAAGCTTTAGGTATGACTTTTAATCATGGTACTGGTGTTAAAGATAAAACAACAGGAGAAATAGTTGCTACTACACCTAAAGAAGCATTAGATGTATTAAATAAAGGATATGGTCTTAGCTTATCTCAAGATATTTTAAATGACTATTTTGAATTAATGAATTCTTTAAAGAAAAATTTATCTAAAGAAAAATTAAATCGAATTTTAGACATATATTTAAAAGTATTAGATTCAACAAGAGCGGATATTCCATTTGACATTCAAGATTATTGGATTGCAAATCAAGATCGTTTAGGACTTAAAGGTAAATTTCTACCAGATAATTCTGAATTAACTAAATACAAAAAAGCATAATGAGTGGATCTGCAGGTGGTAATAGAATTACAAGAGCGGTAGTAGAAGATACTGTTCAAGATTATATAAAAAAGGTACTATCTAAATTTCCAGGATTTAAATCAGCTAAAGTAACAGGTTCATATAACGCTGGCACTAAGCAAGATTTTGGAGATATAGATTTAATTGTTCAATTAGATGGTACAGATAAAAAAGCAATCAAAACTGATTTAGCAAAGTATTTTGCTACTTTACCTGACTCAATAATTGTACCGTTTAAAAGCGATAAATATAAAGGTAAAAAATCACTTAGTAGTGGTGAATTAGTTACTATATTATATCCAATAGCAGGAGTACCAGATGAATACGTTCAAATAGACAATATTATATCTATTAGTGAAGAAGAATCTACATTCAAAAATACATTCTTAGATTACTCAGCTGAAGTACAAGGTTTACTTTTAGGTTTAGCTAAAATTATATGTTTAGAAGAAGATCCTAAAGAAATATTTAAACGTTTAGGTATTACTAATGTACCTGCTCTTAAACCAAACCAAGAATATGAATTCAATTTATCAGGGGCTGGATTAACATTACGTATAGTAACATTAGATAATTTTAAAGAAACTGAACGAACAGATGTTTGGAAATCTTCAGACTGGAACACAGTTAAAAAATTATTTACTAACTACAATATAGATGTTAATTTTAAAACATTATTAAAAGAATTAGTTTCTAAATTAAAAAACCAACGCTCAAAAAACAGAATTAAAGGTATATTTAAATCAATGATATCTATTAAAAGTGGAGAAGTTGGTACACCTAAAGGTGAAACTAAACAAATATCTTTAGACGCAGTAGATAGTATGTTAGAAAATACATTATTTAAAGGCTTAGTTAAAGAATTACTTTCAGGTTTTATAGCTGAAGAAATTACAAGAGAATCAATCGCTTTATATCCCGGTAAATTTAAACCACCTCATAAAGGTCATTTTGAAGTAGCTAAAAAATTACTTGAAAAAGTAGACAGAGTAGAAATACTAATATCTAGTAAAGAAGTTGAAGGTATAACTGCTGAAAAAAGTAAAGCAATTTGGGAATTATATAATAGATTATTAGGCGGAAAACTTGATATCAAAATTATCAACGAATCACCAGTAAAATATGTTTTAGATACTATTGAAGCAAATCCAAACAATCACTATGTAGCAGTATATGGTAAAGGAGAAGAAAGTAGATATAGAAACATAGGTAAAGATCCTCGTTATATGAATGCTGAAGTATTTGATGGAGGAACTACCACATTAGGTGGTGAAAATATTAACGCTACGGATTTTAGAAATGCAATTAAGGCAGGCAAAGATATTTCTCGTTTCATTCCAGATGGTATAAATAAAAAAATTGTAGCTAAAGATTTAGACAGCATGTTAGAAAATATTCAAGCAAAACCATTACCAACTACATTGAAAGATGCAATGTTATCATTGACTACTTATATGATAGAAAATGATATGAATATATTACCTTTACCCAAAATTAAAATAATAGACAACGATTCTAAAAACGCTGACGGTATATTTGGTAGTACTGCTTATTACAATCCAAATGATTGTTCAGTAACGTTGTATACGTTGAATCGCCACCCAAAAGATATATTACGTTCATATGCTCATGAAATGATTCATCGCATTCAAGATAATGAAGGTAGATTAAAAAATGTTACTACTACAAATACAAATGAAGATAGTGACTTACTTGAGTTAGAAAAAGAGGCTTATTTAAATGGAAATATTACATTTAGAAATTGGGAAGATAGTTTAAAAAATTCCAAACCAGTAAATGAAATATACTTTCTAGACTCAGAAAAATATAATCGTCCAAGAACAATACAGGAAAATTTATGGCATACATTAAATGAAATTACTTTAAATCCAGATAATGCAGTTGAAATAAATGGTGATTTAACTAAAGGTAAGTTTCAAGTAGGAAATATTAAATACACATACGATATAAAACAAGTATCAAATCCATATGATGATGGAGGAAGATTTTTTAATATAATGTTTTATCCTGAAGATAATATAACTTCTACTCCTCAAGAAGGAAAAGAAAATTATATTAAAATTCTATCTACAATGTATAAAGTTATATTAGATTTTGCTGAAGAAGCAGAACCTGAGTATATTGGTATATCGTCATTAGATAATAATAAAAACTATCATATGGTGTATGCTAACTTAACAGATAATAAATCTAACAGAATACCAGGATACTTTAGAAAAGATGTAAATTTAGAATTTAATACTCCTCAAGGTAAAGGTAGATTTGTGGTATTAAAAAGAAAAGATGAATCATTAAATGAAGGTAGATACGATACAGTATCAAACAAATCATCATCAATGATTTTTAATAAATGGAAACAAGATTTTTTAGCAGGTAAAAAACAAAGTGTATTAAAAACATTTGTTGAAAGTGAAGATGTAGAATTTGGTTTAGTTGCAACGCTTAAATTTAAAAATGAAGGCGAAGATTTACAAGTAGATGGTGGATTGGAAGAAACAGAAGATGGAAATATTATTTATGTAGATTTTAAAGTAGATAAAAATGTACTCCCAGAAATGTGGTCTGAAATATCAATGAATCTTAAAGATGTGATGCGTCATGAAATTGAGCACATAACTCAAAATGATGAATTAAATTATCCATCTAAATTTATGGAAGATGATTTAATAGCTAGAATAGCAATTAATCAAAAGCTTTTACCTAGAGGTGAATATTTTAAACTTGAAAAAGAAATAGACGCTAACTTACAAGGAATGTATTTTAGAGCTAAAAAGGAAAGACGTCCATTTATAGATGTTATAAATGACTATCTTGACGCACAATCATTAACTCCTGAACAGAAAGAAGAAGTACTAAATCTTTGGAGACCTAGAGCAATTAAATTATCTTTACCAAAATTTTAATGTACAAACTTACAGACATATATAGACAAATTAAAGAAGAGGAAACACTTCCAATTCAACAGTATAAAATATACTGTGATATGGATGGTGTATTATGTGACTTTGATAAACAATTTGAACAATATGCTAAAATGAGTCCTAAAGCATTTGAATCTAAATTTGGAACAGATAAATTTTGGGAATTAATAGACAAAATAGGTTATATATTTTGGTCTAAAATGCCTTGGATGCCAGATGGTAAAGTTTTATGGTCATATATTAGTAAATATAAACCAAATTTATTATCAGCTCCATCACAAAAGGCATCATCACGTTATGGAAAACGTTTATGGGTAAGTGAAAACGTACCAGGAGCTAAATTAATATTAGCTGATAGAGAAAAAAAACAAAATTATTCAAAGAAAAATTCAATACTTATTGACGATCGCCCTGACACCATTAGTGAATGGAATGCTAAGGGTGGCATAGGTATTTTACATACATCGGCAACTAACACAATAGAAAAATTAAAAGAACTAGGACTATGAGTTACAAATACAAATTAGTAGAACA